CCCGCCGTTTTTTTTTATGGACTTGGTTAGCAATCGCTATTTTCTTTCTGTAATATAAGTAGAACGGGTTAAGCTGCGAAGTAAGCCTTCAGCATTTTGGCAGCTATCAACTTTTGTTCTTCGGTCAATTCTGCGGTGACTGATTCAAGTGTCAGCGGATGCGCCCATTCCTGGAAGCTGTTAAGGTAGAGTGCGGCGTCTTTCTCACTGTTCACATTTTCAAGCTCTACAAGGAACGGTTTTACAAGTTGGATAATTTCGGATTTGTCCGCTTCGATCAGAAAAACTCTTTCCTTTTCGATGATGGAACGGCGCTTTAATTCGCCGGACTTCCTGCGCTCCATTTTTTCTACCTGATAACGGAAAACGAATTGCAAAACGGTTTCCTGGCGCTTGACGGCGGCGCGGATGTAGGATTTCATAAATTTTACGGTTCCATCTTCATGGCCTGCAACAGCCTTTGTCATTTCCTTATACGGGAAACGGAATATCTGAAAATACAGACAATTCTTTTCCGCATGGGAATAACGGAGGTTGTGCGCGTCGGTAATGAGGGGAAGAAATTCCTGCGCCGGTGTTCCTTTCTGGAATGTAGCAATTTTGATCTCCATAACGTTTTCTCCTTGTTTTTGGCCTGCATCCGTGGTAGAATAGGCAAAGGCGGGTTGATCCCGTGCTTGCCGGTTCATCCTTGGCCGTCAGGCGGGGCGGATGCTGGTATCATCCGCCCTCTTTCTAATTCATATTATACACGGTATACCGTGAAAAATCAACTGAAAATTTGTTTTTTGGTTAGCATTCACAGAATTTTTTCTGTAATAGTAATGGGGTGATAATATGGCGGTTTCTGATGCTCATAGGCGTGGAAATGCAAAGTGGGATAAAGAAAATATGCGGGTTGTCTCCTGCAAAATTAGATCAGAGGAACACGCTGCGTTCAAGGCGTATGCAGAGGCCAGGGGTAAGACTATTTCCAGTCTGCTACTGGAATATGTGCGCAGTTGCATTGCGGAGGATATGGAACAGAAGAAAAATATAGAACAGAATTGCCCGCCGGACTAACCGGCGGGCGTTTTTTTATAATTGTCTATTTTTCCGTTCTTCGTATTTTTTGAGCGTATCATCTAATCTTTCAAGTTCTTCTTCCAAAGTACCAACGGTACGGGATGGATATGGAGATTCACCCGGTTTATAGTGGTGGACGACCTGAGCTGCATATTTGTTCGCTTTTCGTTTCTGGACTGACTCACGGAGAAGGCTACTAACTAAATATGTGATTGCAAAAGGGGTTGGAACACGGCGAAACAGTCTCATAAAAATCTCTCCTATTGGTTAGCAAAACTTGTTTTCTTTCTGTAATTATATCAAGAGTTAATAAATTTTCAACCATTGGAACGGAGGAAAGCAAATGGATATTCAGGAAATCAACCAGAGTTCGTCGGAGTTCCTGTATCAGATGCTGGGACGGCTGGAAGCGGATTGTCTGTATTATCTGGGAAACGGTGGGCGCTTTGCGGGCCATCTCTGGGCAGGCAACGAGCGCGAGCAGATCAAACTGATGCGGATGATTTACCGCCGCTTGTGTGAGATTGGAGCCGCGCCGGAATGGATGAACGAGCAGCAGATCAACGATTTTGCGGAACAGATGCTGGTGGTATAAAAGTTTTTTTGGTGGTTAGCAAATTTCCTTTTTTGTCTGTAAATATAACAGGAGGTGTTGAAAATGCTGGATGCAGCAGGATTGGAAAAGTGGATTGCCGAGAACGGTACGGGCAACAAGGAAAGAAAATACATAAACGGGATTGATTATCTTTTCGTGACTATGAATGATGGATGGATTGCCATTTTTGAGTATTCAGAAGGATATTATATCCCGAAGACGCAGGCGGCGGACGAGGCGCACGCGCTGAGCTGGTGCGGAATGATTGAGCGCCCGCGTGTTCCGTTCAACGTAATATGAAGCAGAGGCGGGGATCTCCCGCCTCTTTCTTTTTTTTTGCTTGGTTAGCAAATACGAATTTCATTCTGTAATTATAGTAGATACCTGGAAATCAAATGAAAATAACGGAGGCTGACAAACATGAAGTGGTTCAATAATCCTGAGACGCTGGAAGACCTGAAAAAGCAATACAAGAAGCTGGCTTTTCAAAATCATCCTGACCGGGGCGGCAAAACTTCGGATATGCAGGAGATTAACGCTGAGTATGAAGCGCTGTTCTCCCGGCTGAAAGATACTCACAAAAACGCAGAGGGCGAGTTTTACACGGCACGGACGGCCACGACCGAGACGGCCACGGAGTTCATGGATATCATCGAAAAGCTGATTCACATGGAGGGCATCGAGATCGAGGTGTGCGGTTCCTGGGTGTGGGTCACTGGCGACACCAAACCACACAAGGAAGAGCTGAAAGCCCTGTCTTTCCGGTGGAGCAGCAACAAATCCGCGTGGTATTTCCACCGCGACGGATACAAGAAGCGGAGCAAGAAGTCTCTGACGCTGGACGAGATCAGAGGCTACTACGGAAGCGAGAAGATCGAAAAAGAGGGCAGCGGAAAAATCGCGGTTGCATAACAGATCGGCGGGCTGGGAAAACCTGGCCCGCCTATTCTTTTTCGGAAAATTTTACTGAATGGTTAGCAAATGATCGGAACAGTCTGTAATTATAGTGGGAGGTGGTCAAGTCCATTGAAGTGCTACTACCTGGGCGATAAGAAAATCACCGAAGCGGAGGCCAAAGAGATCGAGGCCAAAAACCGCGAGATTTTAAGAGATGGAACGGTTGAGGAGCTTTTGCAAATTCGGCACGTTATTTGTCGGGAGGAATGAAAGATGGAACACACATTTAAGATCGAAAAGGAATTGAAGATCACGACGGAGAACATCGTGGACTGTGTACTGTCCTGCGAGGCCGGCGGCTTTGACTACTGGGGCGAGTTGTGCAGCGATGAGAAGGACTACGAGGCGGCGCGGCAGCGGCTGGCGGAGAGAGAAAAGGCCGATATGAAGCCCTGCTATGAGGACGTGCTGGCCGAGATTCTGGAGAGCGGCGGCAAGCTGACCGTGTACGACCGTGAGGACGACAAAGACCACGAGCTGACGCTGGAAAAACTTCTGAACGGCTGGAAAAAGTACGCGGAAGATCATAACGCGGACGATTTCGACGAGTACGACGGAATTTCTGCTGACTGCATTATGCAGTATGCGATTTTCGGCGACGTGATTTACGGCTGATAAAAACGGGCTGGCCTGGTGGCTGGCCCGTTATTTTTTTGCCGGTTAGGTTAGCAGGATTGAAAAACCGTCTGTAAATATAGTGTAAGGGACAATGCTCAAAGCAACAAAGTAAATTAACGGAGGTCGAAAGAATGAAACGCTATGCAGTTTGTATCACCGATGATGACGGCGGCACGGGTGAAGCTGTTTTCACCGTAAAGAATAAAACCGAGGCACGGGCCAGAGGTCGCCTTTATATCCGTCAGTGGCAGCTCCCCAACGGGAAGATCGAGTATATCCGGGAGTTGGCAGAGGGTGAAGAGGCCGTTAAGTTTGGCCGCGCCGCTGGCTATTGATAGGAGGAGGTATCGTGACGATGGTGGAAATGTATGTGACCGATAGCCTGTTCCTGGATGCTGAGAAAATCAGTGAGAAGGTTTTTATTGTGCATCTTTCCAACGGGAAAGAAATCCGGGTTGAAAAGGATGCGGAATATGTCAACGAAACCGGGAAGAAGTCAACCTGGATGTGGAAGATCGACGAGCAGTTTTTTGATAAGGACGAATATGCACTGAATTACCTCAAAAAGCTGCTGGCGGAGAGGTTGACCGGCAAGCGGATTATCCTTCATTCCAAGCGGAATGCGCCCGACATTTGCGGTGTGGATGGTTGTGCCTGCCGTGCCCGTGGAAAATGCAACACCGCCTTGTGCAGTTATTGCCCAGTGGCGGAAAAGTTCTTTGCAGATCGGGACGGCGTGGAGCTGGTTTATGCAATCTGAGGAGAGCGGGCAAAATCGCCCGCTCTTTTTTTTGGAGTAGTTAGCAAAACCGGTTTTGTTTCTGTAATTATACCAGGAGGCGATTACTAATGAGCAAAATGACGTGGGAAGTATACGAAGACAACGGTGGTGGCCTGTATATGGTCATTCTGAAAGACGGGAATCCCGTTCGTATTTTTGAGAATTGGGAATACGGCCCCAAGGGAGTATTGGTAGATGCAGTAAAGCAACTTGCTGATGACCCGACTGCATATGAGGGCTGGGATGGCGACATCGCAGACGATTATGACACCGACACATGGGTGCCTGGTGAAACGGTCAAAAACCTATACTGTGAGCTTACTGATATTCAGCGATGCAATACCCTGATTGCAGACAATGATGGTATTTATTTTGCACGCATGGGAGCCGCTGGGCATCGTGCATTTGGCGCATAAACAAAGTTAGCAAATTTGCCTTTCTTTCTGTAATTAAAGTAGAAAGTCAAAATAATGGAGGAATGACACATGACAACGAAAACTGATTTTCACGCCATTCAGGAGCTGAGGGAGAAATACGCCCCGAAAGTGCGGGGTATCGTCTCCGGCGAGGAGGCCAAGGCCATCTACGAAGTGCTGGAAATTGATAAGCGCAACAACATCGAGCTTCAGAATATCCGGGATATGGTGGTTATGATTTACGGCCAGTGGTTTGATAAATCACGTGACCAGTATCTGGAGGATAAGAAGAAGGGCGCGCAGGCGGTTGATAAGTCTGCGGAGTATCTGGACGCAATGAGCGCCATCATCTGCGTCATCGACTATGAGAAATTCAAGAGAGGACTGGGAGTATAAAAATTTGGGGAGGGCGGTTAGCAAATCGTTCTCCCCTTCTGTAATTATACCAGGAGGTGCAGTGATGGAAAACAAATACGTTTCCTTCGAGGTTTACCGTCCCGTAAAGTCTCCCACGGAGAAAGGGGAATACATGGGAAAGACACCAAACCTGGAGCAGGCACGGCGGGCCGCTGATGCTGTTGGCGGTGCCTTGTACGGGATAACATCTGACGGACGCAAAGTCCTGTTGCTGTAATTGAGATCAAGTATTAAGGAGAAGATTATGAAATTTTTAATCTGTATGCCCACCGGCAAGGATGGTATCCAAGATGATGCGGTTATCCGTGACGCCCTGTTGACGGCAGTAAACCGTATTACGCTGATGGATGAGAAGAGCGGCGAGTTTGAGGCTGGCGACGGCAACCAGAATATGGTTACGTTTGAAGTGTCCGAATGAATAAAGGAGGAAGACAAAATGGCACAATGTACGAGAGAGCAGGTTAATCGCTGGAACGCAAAACTGAGCAACGGGTTCCGGCTTGATCTGGAGCGCTTCATCGTATGGAATGACAAGGTGGCTACGCGCTCCATCGAATTGCCGGACGGCAAAGTGCTGAAGGCTGACATCGGATGGACTGAGGTGCGCGAGGAGCCGAGATTGGGTTGTTTCTATCAGAAGACTATTGGCATGATGCCGCGCCTTTCCCTTTCCCTGTGGACTCCGAGCAGCACGCCGGGTATGTGGTGTAGCCGTGGCCTGGGTGCCGTGGTAAAGATCACCGACAACATCTACCAGAAACGCAACTGGAACGAGCTGGCAAAGTTCACCGCTGAATGGGACGAAAAGCGCCTGCTGGAAGAGGCTAAAAAGCATATGGCCGAGCTTCAGAATGATGTGGTAGCCTAAAAAGAGGCGGAGGGATTTTTCTCTCCGTCTTTTTTCTTTCTTTTGGTTAGCAACAAAGTAAATCATTCTGTAAATATAATAGGAGGCGATAAAAAAATGAGACAAGCACAAATGACAAGAAATGAACGGCGGTATTACCGCAAGAAGATAATCGAGCAGCGGCTGATGGGGCTGGGAGTTCTGGCCTGCTGTGCTCTGGTGCTGTGGATGTGCTCCACCGGCGTAACCGTAGAAGATCGAGACGGCACGGCGGTTGTACTGCTGGCTCCGCTGGGGCTGTGGTTGCTGTTCTCTAAGCAGATTCTGATTTACTGAGGAGATGCCAAGATGAGCGAGAGAATTTTCAATGTTTCCCGGTCTACGAAGACCGGTAAGACAGTCAATGTTGGCGACTTCCCTACGGTTGAGCAGGCGCAGGCCGCTATGCTGAGTCACTACAAGGTGACACCTAAGCGTGGGGACTTCCGGTATCGTATCTTTGAGGAGGAGCTGGAAGAGATCAATGGAGTTACGTTCCGCAAATTCTGTCTGGTTCTCAGCGGCGGAAATAAACCATACAGCAAGAGCTATACACCGGCTGAATTGAAAGCCCTGGTAGAAAGTGAGGCATAATATATGGAACGGACGGATAAGCTAAATCAACTCAGGCAATTCAATAGACCGTGGGAATATGATTGCTGTGACATAGCGGAAAAGCTGGTTGAGCTGTCAAATCTGCCGGATGACGGGCAGTTGAAAAACGAGCTGACCGATGCTCTATACTATCTCAAAGCTGTGGCGGAGAATCCTTATAACAGCGACTATCATCGTGTGCTATTCAATGTGTTGCTGGTCATCACGGGGTTTGAGTGTTTCTAAATCAGGGAGAGGGGCAATCCTCTCCTTTTTTATTTTTATGGTTAGCAATTTTTCAAAACGGTCTGTAAATATAGTGGAGGTGCTGAATATGAAAACCTGCAAAATCTGCGGATGTTCTTTCGATGAAGAAAATTTTGAAGGTGTTGTTGTCAATGAGGGCATAGACAATGAATACCATGTTTGTTGCGATTGTGTCCCGTCCGAGTGTAACAACGGACATATTATTTCCTGTGAAGCCTGCGGTTCATATTTTTCGGCGGATAAACTGCACGACGAAGAGATCGAGGGGCATTCCTTTACCGCGTGTCCGGCCTGCGGGAAAGATGTGGTAGAGGGGTTGAGCCGTGCAGAATTTGAAGATGAATACTTTCGCCCGCGATATTCTGTTGTCGTTCGTCAATTCAGCGGTTCAGTTCGTGGATATATCGTGAGCGCAAATAGTCGCCACGAGGTCATGAAGCGGCTGCTGGAAAAGCTGGACTTCAACTATGTCGCAGAGGTATCCATTGGGGAAATCCTTGTGAAGGAGGACGAGTTTTAATGTACATGAGCAAAAAGAAGTTCGATGAGATCAAGGCCAAGCATAGCACCACCATTGTGGTGGATGCTGATGTGGGCGAGGCTCTGGCTTTTGTCCAGGACTTGCTGGAGGCTGAGGCGGACGCAATCAAAAACCGCGAGCCGCACGCAACTGCATCTATCGGACGCCTGAATGAAGCCGCCTATGAAGTGTTCTCCATCTCCAACGAGATCGACGCCGGGGAATTTGATGACGGCAAATAAAAAAGTAGCCTCCCGGTTAGCAAAACTGGGAGGCTATCTGTAATTATAGTACAAGCACAAGCAACCAACTTTAAGGAGGATGACAAAATGAGCGCTGCTAATTTCTGTACCATGAGGGACTTCCCTTTGTTCGCCAAGGACTACTATGAGGACGCCAAGCGCTGCCCGGAATGCGGCGCAATCCTGAGCGCAGACGATACGGAATGTGAGTTCTGCGAGTGTAACGAGCTGGAAGACTACCAGTATTATGATGAGTGCGCGGCCTACGACGAGCGCCAGGAGATCGAGGACAAACTGCTGGACTTCAATCGTGGCCTGCTGTTCCATGAAGTTAAGCTCCAAAGCGGATACTATTCTGGTGTCCAATTCTATGTGGAAATCAATCACGATCTGACCGAAGATCAGGATTATTCCAACGATGACTGCCATTACTATTTTGACTGCTGTCGGAGTGTAGCCTATCGGAAGTATGCGTCGGAAGTTCGGAAGATCAACCGGAAGCTGGCCGAGTTTGCCAAGGCATATGGATTCCAGGAATATGTGTGTACTGCCAGATTTTCAAATGGTGAGGCGTGGTATCAGCTTGCCTCTAATCCCCGTGCCCGCTTGAAATCTGTCGTGGCCTAATAGATTGCCCGCCGTAAAAACGGCGGGCTTTTTATTTTAGAGGTTAGCAAAACTCGCCCTGGCTCTGTAATTATAGTGAAGCAATTCTAAACAACTTTTTGAAAGGACTTGAAGAGATGAACAACGCCAACGAGCAGAAAACCTATGTATGCAAGCGGGCCAGAATGTGCAGTTTCTTGATTGAGAAGGGTTTCACCCCTTACAAGGTAGCTCCCGACCGGGACAATCCCATGTACGATGTCTTTCTTTTCACCGCGTCCCCCAAGCTGTATGAGGCTGTGATGGAATATATCAATAACCGTGCTGAGAGGAGAGCTAACAAATGATGAAGGTTTTTGTGCTGATAAACGAGCAGGATACCGACGCGAGCAATCAGTCCACCGTCCAGCTGTTTCTGGATAAGGAAGCAGCACGGGCCGAGATGCGCAAGCAGTTTAAGGCCGAGCTTCCATCCTGGAATGTTGATGCTGAAAACCTGACCGACGACCAGGAATGCGAGTGTGGCGAGGATACCGCAGTTATCCGCAATGATCCCGATTCTACCAACTGGCGGATTGAGGAGAAGGAGCTGGATGTGCAGGTGGCCGTTCGTGTTGCTGGTGGCTTGGTACAAGAGGTTCATTCTAACGCTGATGTGGGCGTTGATGTGTATGATCTGGATGTTTCCGACTTCCCGGACGAAGGGGAACAGGAAGCGGCAGACCAGAAAGAGGCCGAGCTGGATGAGCTGGTCAAGTCTCCCGGCTGGCGTGCTGTTTGGTAAGAAACCATTTTTATAAGGAGGAACATATGAGCATTACTTATGATGTGTCCAAGCAGAAGGGCAGTTCCCGCTGGTACCCCCACAAGATCGAGACTCCCAAGGTGCCTGCTGGCCCGTTGGGAGATAAGAAGCAGGCGCTTCATGCCGCCGCCGAGTTGATGGGGGTAAGTTACCCCGAGTACATGGAGTTGAGGAGGAAGAAAGGATGCGCGTAAACTACACCCCTGAAGAGATCGCAGAGATGCACGATCGTAACGAAAACTTCAACGGAACACGTGCTAACTTTTCCAAGATCAAGCTCTACCAGGCCGTCAAAAGCGACCTGGTGGAGTTTATGAATATGTGCGATGACGTGCGGATGATCGACGGGTATGACCCGAACATGAAAGAGAAGCACGCCATTCTCTGGCTGGACTTCTCCCCTGCCGCTACTCTGAACAAGGAAGAAACAGCGGCTCTCACGGCCATCATGAACAAGGCCGACGGCACGGTGATTTCTGCCGTTGATGGGCACGTCCGCATTTCCTTTGATATCAACGATATTTGGGATAATTAAACAGACGGTTAGCAAAACGCAGTTCTTTTCTGTAAGTATAGTAACCGGGAAAAACAAACGAGAACAAAATTTAGGAGGTACGTAAAAATGTCTGCGAATGTTGAGAGTATGTTCTATGCTGGACGCGAGAAGCCCTGGCACGGCCTGGGTACTCAGGTTGAGGAAGCGCCTACCAGTGCCGATGCACTTCGGTTGGCCGGTCTGGATTGGACTGTACCCCATAAAGTGAGGTGGCTGATATGGAAATCCTCTTTGGGCTTGTCATCGTGGCCGTGAAGCTGATTTTGGAACACGTGGCCGTGAGGCACGCTAACAAATACTCCGATACCGTTGTTCGTAGATACAACAAAAATGAAAGTGAGGAAGAAAGATGAGTTTGATGGAGAAGTTCTCCGCCGTCGAGATCAAGGCGGACAACAGAATTTCCGAGGATGACAAGGTGTTTTGTCTCCGCCAGCAGGAAGCCTTTGATAAGGCTGGGCCGGCGCTCCAGAAGGTTGCTGAGGCGATGGCCGCAGCCAAGGCAGAGCAGGCTGGAATCCTGACCGCAGACGAAGACTTTATCGACCGGTATGTGGGCGGTGATTGCGACGTAGATGGTGTTTACGACACCATGAAGAAGAGGAACCGCACATTCATTTCAGCTGTCGTCAATTATTTCAGCCGCAAGTACAGTGTTGAGCTGGATAAGCACGAGATTGAGGAGCATCTTATTCCCACCGGCCCGAAGGAGCCGAATTTGCCCTGGGGTGGATACAGAAGCATGAGCGAAGACGAGATTGCCTCTTATCAGCAGGAGCTGGACGCCTATAAGGTCGAAAAGGATAAGTTTGAACAGTCCTTGCGTACTCTCCCTCTCCGGTATGAACAGGTCGTGGATGAGATCTTTGTGCAACTGGGCGGATTCTCATTTCAGGAGCGAGCCATGAATGAATTTCTCCGGTTGTGCTGGGATGCATCTCATCACAGAAACTGGCATTCTGATCAGTATGAGGAAGAGTTCGAGATCAAGAACGATGTGCTCCGTCTGACTGGATCGTGGGTATATTGTGATGAAAACAAGTGGATGAGCAACCCTGTCTCTGAGTATAAGCCCAGTGAGTCCCTGAAAACCATTCTGAATGCGCTGGCACACTATGAGACTGGGAAGTTCAAGGACGGCGCAAATTGGTTCCCGGAGCTTTTCAAGTACGATACCAAGGAAAACCAGTTTGAGATCGCGTACATGAGCAAGGTCAAAAATATCAAGCTGTTCAAAAATGGCCGTGTGGATATCAAGTTCCGCAGTGCCGCTTTTGTCCAGGAGTTTGTGGGACAGTATTTGAGGAGGAACCCGGCATGAAACTGACAAAGAAGCAGCTCTCCGCCCTACAACGGATTGTAGGGCGGGAGCAGACCCGATATGACGAAACCCAGTCGGAGGCTCTGGCTGGTGTTCATCCCAGCGAGAAGCATTTTGCCATAACAGATGGAACTATGGTGGTGCTGTTTGCGGAACAGCCCGAGGGAATCCCCGTAGGTGATCGGACGGAAACGTATGATAAATACGTTCAGGACTATCTCATGGACGCGAACGCTTCGTTGGTTGCTTCGCCGCCCACTGTGGATGATTGCAAAAAGATCATCCGTGAGTGGAGGGATATGAAGAATTTGGGGAAGCCCCTCTTCCCGAAGATTACCGTTACCACCGAGGATGAGAACGGCGCTCCTATGACGAGCTATTTCGACGCTTATCGCTATCTGGATATCTTGGAGGCTGTCGGGCCGTATCGTAACATCTATATGGGGAGCAGCTACACAATGCGGACGCCGTACCCGTGCCTGCTGGTGTATAAGCGGTGTGGACGTGATGAGCAAGATAGTGTCAACTGGGACGAGCCGGCATTTCTGCTGCCGTGCCGTCCTTGACAGGAGGAGGATGTTATGAGTTTTGAAGACGCACTTGAAAAGCTCTTGTCTCTGGGCATCTATAAATGTCTCGCAGAACGAGTTTTGAGAACTGTTTGCAAAACAGGAAGAAGCATGGACATTATGGTAGGGAACGAGATTTATTGTATCAATGCGGTATATTCGGGTGAGAGACGCGAGGATACGAAATTCTGGGGACTTGCTACAAGCAACTATACTTTCGATGTGGGGAGAGTTTGACATGACCAGACGGAAAGTGATTTTCTGGAACGATCTGAATGACAGCTATATCGTTTCCGAGGAATATAACGGCGACAAGGCTGAAATGGAACGCTTCGGCCTTGGAGCCTGCGATCATACTTGGCCTGAGTTTATGGAGGCTATGAGCAGTGTGAGCAACATGGCGGACTTCCTCAAGGTGATCTCCTACATCACTGCCAGTTACCATGCTACTGTCAATGGCGTGCCTCTCCCGGAGCAGGCCAATAACCTGCCTGGGTCACGGCTGAATGTCGCCCATAGCCATAAGGAGCTGTATAACTTAGTTGGCGACATGGATGAGGTGTGGGAGGTCAAGCGGAATATCTCTGGCGCTCATCTGCTGGACGTGTCCACCATCGCTCCCAAGCCCAAGCAGGTCTGGGACGGAAAGGAAGTCATAGATGAGGATGACTTCGACTACGCCACCGCAAAGCCCGGTGACTTTGTGACTCAGGCCGTAGTGGACAATGCAATGGATTGTCTGCCACCTGTTTGTATGAGTGCCCGGTGCTCTCAGATGGGCGAGCCGTACTCCAGCAAGCTGGATGAAAAGACCGGCGAATGGCGGAGCATCTATGCCACCTTCCGTAAGGTCGGTGGAGAGTGGCCGAATGGTATTTGGGAATACTGCGGTCACTGCTTCCGGGGTGAAACGGTGGAACGGGGCAAAGAAATGGCTCATATCCAAAATCTTCTCGCTACTATTGAGAGATGAGGTTAGCATCCGTCGTCTCCCGTCTGTAATTAAGGCGGGAGACGAAAATTTTGGAGGTGTTAATTTTGAAACGGTTTAAGGTGCAAACCGCAGACGGCCACACTTTGCTGCTCTACTATCCCACCCAAGAGAAAGCCCAGGAGAGCTACCCGGACGCCACAATTACGGAACATACCGACCAATCTCATGTGGAGTACATTGAGCGGATGCTTGCTGCCGCCAACGATTGTAAAACGGCGGAACGCAAAGGTTCTACCGTTTATCTTCTCAGGTTTAATACGTCGGCGGGCATCTGTTTGGCGATGCTTTCCCGAGATATCAGCGACGGAATGTGGTACGACTTGTGCCAGTATCAATTCTGGAAATCCGGGGCACTGGTCGCTCCAATCACTAAGACCCTATCTAATCCGGCTGCGTTTTGTAAACAGTTTCTTTTCCCGAAGTCGGAATACCAAGTGCTTTGTGCTGGCGGCAAGCTCCCAAAGCCGGAAGAAATCAGAGGCGTTAGAAAATTCGCTTCTGTCCCTTTTGAGGGAATATGTCAGTGCCAGCTATTCCTAAAAGGTGACGACTTATATATCAAGCATAACGACTACTTTTCGGAAACGCACTCCACCGGAAAGATTGATCCGCGCACCAACATGGAGGAACGGGTACTATATATTTGCCACGCATGGCTGAGGATTACCAATTTTGTACCATTGGTAAAACTCCTGAACGACGTGGAAATTTCTGCCACAGTTTGGCCTATGCTTCGGGACTTCCACCAATGGCCGGCAGGTGAATATAACATGGAGTGGAACCGCTTTTTGGAGGGTGTAGCGAGGGCTACAAGAAACTATCTGAGCAAAAAGGAGGCAGGTTATGGAACAAAGAACCTGTAATATCATCATGTGCTGCAAAGGGCATTGCAAACTCGCGGGCGAAAATGCTCCGCCGTTGGAGGCCATCGCTGCATACATGAGCGCTGAGTGCGCTTGTCCGAAGGAAGACTACACCGGAAAGCTGATGGAAATGATTTTGAGAGAGGCGCTGTTTGATTATATGGCGGGCGCGGACAAGCCCGGATATGAGCTGCGCCAGCTTCTTCAGCAATATGCCACACGTGACCCCAATCTTTCGGAGCGTATCTACACCCTATTCCAGTTAGCCCAAGTGAGAGATGATAACAGGTATGTCAATGGGTTTACGGATAAATTGCTCCGGCAAAGTGAGATTGATCTTGGAGCCTCCAGAGACAGTATGTCCTGTCTTTTGGATGAAAAGAAGATCGTCAATTATCCTTGTTCTCGCGCCTGTCCGCTTTTTGGAGACTGCGTTACAAAGTGGTATCAGGTAAGAAAAAGAGCCTGACCGGTTAGCAATCCCCCTTTTCTTTCTGTAATAGAAGTGAGGGGCGCGGTTCTGAGAGGACTCCGCACAAAAGCCTCTCTCCAGAAAAAGAAAGATAGAGCAGGTGAAAGAATGAAGTATCAATACCTTAATGAACCGATTCCCCAGGAAGCCCGACAGGAGTTGAACGACAAGATCCTCTATTTGGTAGACCAGGATTTGGCCGAACAGTCTGGGATCTCCCGCGAGGATATCTATAATGCCTACACCGGAGACGGTGGATTGCATGGCCTGAAACGCTCTGACTTTGCCAACTATCATGAGTATGCGGAGGCTAAGAAGGAGATCGAGAACGGTCAGTTCTTTACGCCTCCCGCTCTTTGCCAGTTTATCATGGAGGCGCTGTCCCCTGCTATGGACGAAACGGTAGCAGACCTCACCTCTGGCATCGCCAACTTCTGTAACTTCATGCCGCTGGAGGCAAACTTCTACGGCTGTGAGTTGGACATCAAGTCCCACAAAGTAGCGCACTATCTTTACCCCGCCGCTAATCTGGAGCACCGTGATATCCGTTTCTATCAGCCGAATATGCGGTTTGACTATGTAGTGGGCAACCCTCCGTTCAATCTGAAATGGGAGACGGAGGGTGGCGAGATCATCTCTCAGATGTACTACTGCCTGAAAGCGGCGAAGCTGCTGAAGCCTCTGGGCATTATGGCGATTGTGGTGCCGGCGTCTTTCCTGGCCGACGAATACTTGGACGGCGCGAAAATTTCCGAATTGGCAAAAGATTTCTCTTTCCTGGGTCAGGTCTCCATTCAGAAGGATTCGTTCAAATCTCTTGGCGTGGATAGCTACGTTACCAAGATACTCTTTTGGCAGAAGAAGCTGGACGCTGCCGACAAGGGAGAACCTTATGCTCTGAACAGCGCCAACTGGTTCAATCTGACCGACATGAATAACGCGGCAGAGCTGCTTGAGATCGTCCGTAAGGAAGTTGTTGCCCCGGCCAGAGAGCGGATGCGGAGCAACAGTGCCCGCGTTAAGCTGGCGTCGATGGGTGGGAGCGACAATGCGTTCGAGTATGAAGTGCGGAAGCTGATGTTCCATATCAAGTCCAACCCCAAACTGATAGACAAATATGCCAAGTGTCAGGAATATCTCTACAAGTTCCGCCATCAGGAACAGCCCAAGGATATGAAGTATGAGGAATGGGCAAAAATCCGTATTACGGAAGCTAAGGTACTGGCCTATCTTCGTCGTGTTATCAGGTCTCAGCATAAGAAGCCCAGCCAGGATGTGGTACGACTGGTCAAGCAGGATGGAGGGCTGATTTACAAAGGGTATAGCAAAAAGGCACAGAACAGCATGAGCGACGGCATGAAACAGCTCGTTCCCTTCTATGCCCTCGTCTCTGGACAAGCGGATGATACAGGTCTTGAGCAGTATGCCCGCCTTATTCGTCGTAAGCAGCGCGACTATGAGCGAGAGACGAAACCTTTTACCGAGATGGAACAGGACGCCGGGATCGCTCAGTTCCTGGATGACTTTACCGTTTATGACAATGAGAACGAGGAGTGGATTCACCTCAATAACACCCAGAAGCACGATCTGAACCTCGTTCTTCAGAAGCGTTATCATCTGTTACAGTGGGAACAGGGTGGTGGCAAGACACTGGCCGGTATCTCCACAGGCCGGTATCGGATGGAGCGTCAGGGCGCTCGTAACGTGTGGGTGGTGTCCACTGCTATCTCCATCAAGAACAACTGGGATCTGGTGTTCAAAAACTATGGCATGACCAACTACCGGATGATAAAGTGCCTCGCCGACCTCGACAAAGTACAGGATGGGGAGTTCGTTATCATTACCCTGAATATGCTTACCAAGTACCGTAAGCAGATCAAGCGCCATATCAAAATGCGGAACCAGAACGTGTGCTTGGTGTTCGATGAGTCCGACGAGATGACCAACCCGGATAGCAAGCGCACAAAGGCTGTGTTGGATTGTTTTCGGAGAGTACGGTTTAAGTTGGAAATGACTGGCACTGTCACCCGAAACAACATCTCGGAATGTGCGCCTCAGCTTGAGCTGCTTTATAACAACTCTTACAATATGCTCTCTTGGGCAGAAGATCTATATTGCTATGAGAAGGATGACGGCGAGGAATATCTGAACTGTTCAAGTAATCCTTACTACGGCCAGCCCTTCCCTGCTTATAAAGCTGGATACAGTCTGTTCGCTGAATCCCATCTGCCTGAGCGGATCACCGTTTTCGGAGTGGGTAAGAAAACCCAGGACATTTACAATGCGGATGCCCTGAACAAGCTCCTCTCTTACTCGGTCATCACCCGGACTTTCGCGGAGATCACCGGCAAAGAGATACGTAGACTTCATCAAACCCCAGTTTCATTTGCTCCTGCAGAGCGTGAAGTCTATCAAAAGGCCATGGAAGAGTTTTTCTCCATGCGCCAGCGATACTTCGCCCTTACCGGGAATAGTCGCAAGGATAGCATGATGGCGCTGATCCAGCAGATTACTTTGTTGCTCCGTATCTCTGCTGCACCCAACACTGTAGAGGAATACGACAGCCCGAATACGCCGGTCAAAATTCGGAAGGTTTGTGACATGGTGGGCGAATGGAAGGATGAGATTGTAGTTATTGGTGTCCGCCATAAGAACGTAGTGGAAGCATACGCTAATGAAATCCGCAGAAGATTCCCGGATCGGAAGCTGTTTGTCGTGACCGGCTCTACCACCACTCTGGCCGGACGTCGGAAGCTAAAAAATACTCTGAAAGAAAGCGGAAACGGCATTCTCCTTTGTACCCAGCAGTGCCTCCCCTCCTCTGTCAACTTTGAGTTCGTCAACAAAGTTATCATCCCGGAGCTGCATTACAACAATGCGCGGATGAGCCAGTTCTATATGCGGTTTGTTCGCTTTACCTCTACGGACTGGAAAGACATCTACTTTGTTACTTACTCTGGAAGCATTGAGTCCAACCAGATGCAAATGGTGCTCGCCAAAGAGAAACTGAACCTTTTCATGAAGGGGCAGGACGTAGATCTGGATGAGGTGTATGACCGCTTTGGCGTGGATTATGACCTGATGAGCCTGTTGATGTCTCGTGAGGCAGACGAGGACGGAAACTTCAAAATCTCTTGGGGAGAGCAGAAGATCAGCTAATAATAAAACCGCCCTCTTCGGAGGGCGGTTCATTTAGGCCATGTACTTACTGCGGAATATACGAAGCATTCCGTTTTCCCATGCCGTTTTGACATGGCCTCTGCACCATTTTGTGTATCGGTCGAATTGAAGTGCTGCCGCTTGATTGGACAGCCCGTATGTTGCCTTGATCTCAGAAGCGGAACGGATACCCATTTCACGCAGGATAGGAAGCGGAGCAAGTAAATTCCAGGCGAAGTAGTCTGCCTCGCTCTCGAACTGGTCATAGAAGCCCCTTTGCTCATTGTAGGCGATTTCGGCTCCCTCTATGACTTCCAGATGGCCTATATAGATATGGCCGATCTCATGCGCCAAAGTCCACCGGATACGGCCAGCGTTCATTTCAGCATTGTAGAGAATAAGATAACGGTTTGTATCTGGATCGTAGTGCGTCGCTCCAGAATTGCTTTTGCATAGAACGGCAACGTCTTGGACAGTGCATCCAGTGACTTCGGCCATTTCCTGATACGACAAAATACGACAGCTTTTGGGGATGCACTGCAAGAGCAATTCAGGTTGGATAGGATAGGATACAGAATCCATGTCCTGGTAAAGCTCCAAGACCTTACGCTGTACAAAAACACTCCTCACTATTTTGCCCTCCTTTCGCTACACGGAGACATCATGGGTGCATATTATAACTTACTCCGTGTCCAATAAAACGGACTTCTTCTGCTGCGGATCATTCTCATCGGAAAAAGCGTAGTCAAATCCGATTTTCAGAATGCCCATCATGCGGTTTCTATCCTGCTCAGTCATGCGCTCTCTGGCTCGCTGGAGGGTAATATAGTCGGGGTCGCCAAGCATGGTATCGGCAGTAGAGCGCACATTAGAAGCGCCTACCAGGTAGTCAATGGAGACATGGAAATACTCGGCGATCTTGGAGATTTTATCAATGGTTGGAGAGGTAGAGCTTTTCCACCTTCCAATAGAATATTGGCTCATACCAAGTTCGGATTCCAGTTTGTTGATTGTGATGTTATTTTCAGCACACAATTCTTTAATCCTTGTAAAAATGACAGAGTCCATAACACAACCTCCAAACAGAGAATTTGAATGTCACGAATTTTTTCGTGAAAAGCACTTGACAGCACGAAAGCAAGCTGGTATAGTAAATACCAGACACGAACATATTCGTGAAGTTGATTATAACATATCACACGTTTTCAGTTTAGTCAACCTAATACTTATTTGGAGGCGCGTAAAAATGCACATCGTAAACAGTATGGCAGCAAACTTCGGCAAATATGATTTAGATGTCAGCGCCGTGGGGATGCGGAGTATCAGCGAGACGGACATTAAGCTCCCGTATACTGGTGTCCTCCCCGTACAGATGTCAGCGTCCTCTGCCTATGTCTACCTCAACGTCCAGCTGGCTCAAGGCGCACGCCTGGTTCTGGTTGCGCATGGGAAGGGCAAGGATATCAAGCGTCCTCTCGAAGCGTCCAGTGAAGAGATTATCGCTTTGCTGGATGGGTTTTTCAAGCAAAACCAAGATGCTACCGGCCTTGCTCAGTATTGGCTCGGTGTGTGGCAAGCTCATTATACGGAATGGAGAAAGATCGTGACCGGCCCGGATCGGCTGTTGACAATCCTCTCTTCCCTGTCCGTAACTGATCGTGAGTTCCTGTGTAAGCATATGATGGACGTGCCGGCGACAGAGTGAGGTGAAGCGGATGTCCCCGAAAAATTTCGCAAATAATTTTCTTGTTTGCTATTGACAATCTCAGCTACGTATGGTAAGATAGCAACATAGAAAATGATTTGAGCGGATTGGAGAGGGGAATATGATCCGTAACAAATTCTTTGAAGACCCGGACGGCGGCTATGCTAAGGTAGGCGTCAAGAAAAACTTTGATATCGCCTGGAAAAAGGTTCTGGCCTATGAAGAGCAGACAGGCCAATCGCTGGACAATGGCTTTACTAAGGAACAGTATATGTCCATGTTCAACTCCATGAGGGTTCGTCACACCAGCATTTTCTTCAACTATAAAAGCCATGTGATGAGCTATGTGCGATACCTGATTGCCAATGGCGTGCTGCCGGCAGAACAGGAAAGCATTTTGGCCTCCGTCACTGTGGACGACCTGAAAATCAACGAGACCAGCGGAGTGCAATACTACAAGAACTTGGGTATGCTTCACCAGGCAATCCAGGATTCCATCAAAGTGTCCGAGTGCTACGATGAAACCTTGTTTGACCTGCCCGCTGTAATTCTTTACCTGGCTTGGTTTGGATTGACCGAAGAGCAGATCATCAATTTCCCCAAGGAAGATGTGCTTGATGACGGCGTGATGATAAACGGTGAGAAGACCGAGATGCCGTTTGAAATCTTGCAGATATTCAAGCGTCTGAGGGATGCAGAGGGATACTACCAGCAGGCCAGAGGCGTAATCTTCCGTGCCTATGTCTATTCAGATAACCTAATTCGGACGGAGCGGAACAGCAAGATCAACGTCTCTAAGATGCAGGGTCTGGTAAATCGTCTGAATACCCTGATGGACGGTGCCTACTCGCTACGGTACAACGTAATACACCAGTCCGGTATATTCTACCGTGCTCATCTGCTGGAATGCGAGAGTACCCAGTTCAATCTGGAAGACCCGGAGTTTGCGTCTAAGGTATTCTGCGAGGATCTGTCCAGCAAGGTCAAGCACACAGCCCGGATCAGAGACTACAAGCTCTACAAGCAACTATTCTACTAAATGGCTTCGGCCATTTAGTTCTTGGATAGCAACAAAGAAAATTATTCTGTAAGAGGAGTGAAAGCAATGAGATCCCGTAAAAACGCCATCCCCGTACCTGTCACCCGCGATCTCCTGCAGGAAAAGCAGACTGAGGTTGCTCGTCTGGCTCGTCAGGCAAGCGAGGCGGTAGACATCGTTACCAGAACAATGAATGAGCTGGAGGGTATCAACCAGCAGATCGACAACGACCTGGCTGAGATCGACACCTATTCCAAGGAACTGGCCGCGACACGCGCCGCCATGTCCCAGCAGCGGAAGAACAATACCGCTATCATCGCCAACTTCGCAAAGCTCCTGGATACCAGTCCCGCAGAGAGCGTGAGTGAGTAATTCATTCGGTTGACCAACCGGAGTATGAGGCGCTAACAGCAATTTTACAACTATCAAACTTTTACTTTGACTCAATGCGTCTCGTTGAAAAGCGTGGAGGGGTAATCCTAACTGGTAAGGAAGCAGTTTGCTAAACTGTTAGTAATCCGAAAGGGTGTGTGGGTTCGAGTCCCATCCCCTCCGCCAAGCCGCAATAGCGGCGAACTCTTTATCACCTCCTCTCTCTGACGGCGGGAAAGACCGCTGACGGCCCGGAAAGACGGGCGGCATGGGAGCGTCCGGTGGCAGCTCATAACGTGTAATCGACGGTGGACACGCACAGCAATTTTACCTTGAAAGTCTGCAAAACTTTTGCTTACGGTTCGACTCCGTAGCTCCTAAAAAACCGTCATCAATCTATAAGAAGGGTCGTGTGTGTCATGAAGAAGTTCCTGGCTATCGTTCTGTGATTCAAAGTGATCAGCGGCAGCGGCGTCCAGTGCCGGGTATGTGGAGAAAGCCATGAATAGAATACGAGACAAGCCCTAAGTCATCTTCGGATGACAGTACAGTAATGAATGCGACGATGAATGAACAGTAACGAATTGGGGCACTAACAGCAACCATCAACATTACCTGCTTTGGAAATGAGAATGTGTCCCGCACACGTGGCAAAGAGCCATTTTACGGATATAGCGGTTTCTGGGAGGTTTCCGTATTCGTATGCGTACAGAGCAACGCAGACAGCAATGAAAAAGCCTCCCGCCATGCAAGGGTAGCTCAGTTGGTAGAGCACCAGTATAAAAAATGCGTAACGTTCTCCTCCCCCAGTTGCGCTAACAGCTATGTAAAAAGGGAACTGATTGTCGTGGGTTCGAGTCCCACTCCTTGCAACAAGCTACTTAGTGTAGTTACAAAAAAAAGGAGGTGCGACAGACTAATGTTGAATATGGGTTTGCTTGTTTGTTGTTCCTTGCCGTATGTCATTATCTCGACCCCGATAATTTACAGTACGGTGAAAACCTGGTTCGCCGCCAGCCATAATAGTGCGGGAAGCCGAACCGATCGGTATAACTGTTTGCCGTATTATACGGCTGGGTTTGAGTAGAAAATGCACATAAGAGGGGTCATGCAAAATAGCCCCGCTACGGCGGGGCGTACGCCAGGGTAGCTCAGTCGGACAGAGCGCGTACTAATGCGTGTCTTGTTGAGACGCTTACAGCAACTTTCTATGGACTGTTAATCCCGTGGTCGTGGGTTCGAGTCCCACCCCTGGCACAAGCAGAAGCCGTCCCTGCTAATGGGCGGATAGGCATAGGGCTTTGGGATCGTTTATGTCTATGCTGACGGTAAACGCCAGATATTCAACCCAAATATCTTGAACTGGGTTGTGACGGCTCGGAAAGACGAGCTTCATGCGGCAGTGGTGAAGTGGTCAACACAGCAGCCCTATTACAATGCGAAACGAGGAGTTCCGCTAACAGCAATGTTCAAGGAAGCCAAGCTGCCATTCGTAGGTTCGAGTCCTACCTGCCGCTCCATTTCTCTGGGCATAAACAGCAACAGTAAATAAAAAGTGTGTCCTGAGTATCTCAATATAGGAGGTAAGAGATAATGAGTAACTTTATGGATGGGATCAAGAGCACGCTGAATAACGAGTGCAATGTCTCTGTCACCGAGAACGGTGCAGTCGGCTTCCGCACTACCGGCAAGGCTCTCCTGGATCTCAATTTCGCTGTGGCATCTCTCCGTAGCGCCAGCGAGCACGACATCTCTCAGCGCTTCACTAAGGCGTTCTTCGAGGACAAGTTGATGGCAATGAAATGGCTCTTTTATGCTCGTGATGTCCGTGGTGGCCTGGGCGAGCGCCGGCTGTTCCGCGCCTGTATGGTGCCTCTGGCGAAGGAGTTTTCCGAGTACGTCGCCCCTGTGGTGGCACTGGTACCTGAGTACGGTCGCTGGGACGATCTGTGGTGCCTGCTGGATACGCCCGTGTGTGACTGTGTGACCGGGCTGGTCAAAGAGCAGCTTTATGACGACGCCCAAAATGCGGCAGAGGGCAAACCCATTTCTCTTTTGGCAAAGTGGATGCCCCGCTGCAAGACTTCTTCCAAGCAAACTCGGCATTATGCCCAGATTTTGCGGAAGGCTGTCGGCATGACTGAGTGCCAGTATCAGCACACCCTCGCCAATCTCTCCCGTTATCTGCTCGTTGTGGAGCAGCAGATGACCGCCAAGCAGTGGGAGGAAATCGACTATCAGCGTGTCCCCTCTCGTGCCAATCTGCAGTACAACAGCGCTTTCCTCCGTCACGACGAGGATCGCCGACGTGCATTCCTGGGTGCTGTGGAGAAAGGCGAGGCCAAGATCAACGCTTCTGTTCTCTTCCCGCATGACATCGTACATCGGTACGGTTATGCCGGTAGCACCGACGCCAATCTGGAAGTGCTGTGGAAGAACCTCCCCGATACGGTGCAGGGCTGTGGTAACACCATCGTGGTGGCCGACGGTTCTGGTAGTATGAGAGTGAGAGTCGGCAATACTGATGTGTCTGCGCTGGAAGTAGCAAACTCTCTGGCGATCTACTTCGCCGAGCGTTCTTCTGGTCAGTTCAAGGATCAGTACATCACCTTCTCTGAACATCCTCAGCTGGTCGATTTGAGCAGAGGCAAGAACCTTCGTGAGAAACTGCGGATCGCGGCTACCCATAACGAGGTTGCCAACACCAACATCGAGGCCGTATTCGACCTGATCCTCACTACGGCGATCAACAAGCACATGGATCAGAGCGATCTTCCCGCGAACATCCTTATCATCTCTGATATGGAGTTCGATGGTTGTGCAACCACCGGCGCAATCTCCCATGATAGGTGGGGATATAGCAGACGGGTCGCACCTACTCCCCGCCTGTTTGAGGTAATCGCCCAGCGGTATGCGGAAGCCGGATATCAGATTCCTCGTCTGGTATTCTGGAATGTCAACTCCCGTAGCGGCACCATTCCTGTTAAGGAGAACGATTTGGGTGTTGCGTTGGTCAGCGGTTTCTCTCCCAATATCGCCAAGATGGTGATGAGCGGCCAGACTGATCCTTATGACTGCCTGTTGGAGGCCATCAACGCAGAGCGGTATCAGCAGGTGGACGATGCCCTTCGTCCTATTATCTCCGCATAAGCAACAAAGTAAACCATTAAGGAGGCTCAGAACGATAGAGTAGCAAGTAGCTGTCTACGCTCTGAGCCTCTTTTATCAAAGGAGTGAAATACGTGGTATATCTCGACAATGCTGCCAACGCTCCGGTCTTCCCGGAGGTTCTGGAAGCTATGCTCCCTTGGCTCCGGCCCGATCATGTAGGCAATCCCGGAAGCCTCCATACCCAAGGGGTCAATGCTCGTGAAGCTGTTGAAAATGCCCGCCGCCAGGTAGCTAAAATGATTGGTGCCGATCCCTCAGAGGTGTTCTTTACCTCTGGTGGCACAGAGTCGAACAATGCGTGGTTGCAAAACTTTGGCGGCGATTTGATTTTAACAACTGCTCTGGAACACGATTCGGTTCTGGAACCTATGTCTGCACACTGTCATCGCCATTATATCAAAGTCCACAAAGATGGTAGCGTAGACCTAAATGATCTGGAGCGTTTTTTATCGGATGCCCATACTGCTGAGTCTAACTATTTACCTCGTGATGGACGTTCGACGGCTGTTTCTATCATGTGGGTAAATAATGAGCTGGGCACTGTCAATCCTATGAAAGAAATCGGAACCTTTTGCAAAAGGTATCATGCCGTATTCCATGCCGATGCTGTGCAGGCGGCAGGCCATGTGAATATGAACGTGAAGGACTGCGGAATTGACTTCTGCTCTATGTCCGGTCATAAGTTCGGTGCTCCTCTGGGTGTTGGTGTGCTTTATATCAGCAATTCTATCCGTAAATCCCCGTGGATTATCGGTGGAGGCCAAGAAAACGGAATGCGTGGTGGTACCGAGAACGTTCCGGGAATTGTAGGAATCGGCAAAGCAGCAGAAATCGTTACTGAACGCCTCCAGAACTGGAAGCTACGGTGGGGATTGCTCAGAGATACATTCTTAACTGATTTGGGGCTAAGAATGCCTGGGGAGTTCTATATCAACGGTGATAGCGAGAACTATTCTTCTAACATCATCAGCCTGACCATCCCTGGCGTCAACAGCGAATCTCTGCTTCTTCTGTTGGATCAGTTGGATATCTACCTTTCTGCTGGTTCTGCGTGCAGTGCTGCCAGTGCTAAATCCTCCCACGTTTTGCGTGGCATTGGAATGTCTGATGAAGATGCGGCCTGCACTGTGCGTATCTCAATGGGGTTCGATACCACTGTTAATGAGATGCACGAAGCGGCAGAGGCTATCGTGACTGCCTCTCATAAGCTGAAATCCATGTATTCTTGATTAGTGACAAAGTAAATTAACGAGGAGTGAATATAATGTACTGTGCCTATGTTACCAGGATTCACAATCTGAGGAAGCATACCAATGCCGACCGGCTGCTCTGTGGCGAATGTTTCGGTAATACGGTGATTGTGGATCTCGGCACCGACCCTGATCAGCTGGGCGTGTACTTCCCTACCGATGGCAAACTCGGTTTGGAGTTCGCACAGAAGAATGACTTGCTGCGGCGCAAGGATGAGAACGGCGCTCCGGCTGGCGGATACCTTGACCCGGAGAAGCGGAATATTAAGGCTCTCAAGCTCCGGGGCGAGAAGAGCGACGGTCTGTTCCTCCCTCTCTCCTGTTTGGCTTCTTTTACCGATATCAAGAAGCTCCAAGAGGGCGATACGATCTCTGTGTTGAACGGTATCACTATCTGCGAGAAGTACGTACCCGCCGTCAAACGCGCCTCCGGTAGTGGGGGGGGTGGCAATCATGTTCGTAAGCGTTCTGATCCTATCTCCCCGCTCTTCCAAGAACACGCTGACACGGAGCAGTTGGCCTACAACCTCTCCGCATTCCATGCTGGGGATCTGGTAGAAGTTACCCTGAAAATGCACGGAACTTCTCAGCGCACCGGCTATCTGCCTGTGTTGCAGGGCTATAAATATCGGAACCGTATGGAAAAGCGGCTCTATGAGAGTCGTAAGACCCCGAATGTGATTCGTTCCAAAATCAAGCGGGCACCCATCTATGATTGGGGCTATGTTACCGGAACCCGCCGCGTGGTTCTGGATACCTTCGATGAGGGAGGCTTCTACGGTAATAACGCTTTCCGCGAAAAACACGCCAACGTCTTTGAAGGAAAGCTCCACAAGGGAGAGACGGTCTACTACGAGGTTGTTGGCTTCACTGACGATGGTACGCCCATCATGAATCCCGGAAATAACTCTAAGCTGAACGACAAGGAGTTTACCAAACAGTACGGTAAAACCACCACATTCAGCTATGGCTGCGCTCCCGATGGCAAGGAACATCCCAAGTCCAATCTTTTCGTTTACCGCATGACGATGACCAACGAAGACGGCGATGTGGTAGAGTATCCGCCCGACTTTATGCGCTATCGTTGCGAACAGATGGGCGTCAAATATGTTCCTCTGATGTATAGGGGGCTTATTCCCGAAGAGGAAATCTTCACAGGAACTTCTTGTGAGCTAACCAATGCTGGTGAATGGATTAAAACCAAAGCCGAGCAGTATTATGACGGCCCCGATCCTGTCGGTCATACCCATGTTCGGGAAGGTGTCGTGTGCCGCATTGTCAACCGTCCCAAGTTTGCCGCCTATAAGCATAAAAACTTTGCGTTCAAGGCGCTGGAGGGGCTGATCAAAGACACCGCCGCCACGCCTGATATGGAAGAAGCTCAGGATGTTGGAGAACAGAATGGATGAAAAAGTCGTTCTTGACTTTATCAACAACTTCAAAGCTGGGCAGATATGGAGTAGTTCGACTCAAGCCTATACCGGAGAATGATCCGGGATTGTATCAAAAAGGAGCGATATGACGATGACGACTTTGATCCAGAATGAGCAGAAGCGCCAGAAGATTATGGCGCGGATGCGGGAACATCTGGTGCCCGTCTTGGAGCATTGCAGGGGAGGCTGGGTTGGCCTCTTCCTGCAAGGTTCTCAGAATTATAACCTTGACTATGAGGGTAGCGATATTGACACCAAGGCAATCATGTTGCCCAGCTTTTCCGATTTCGTGTTGAACGCCAAACCTCTCAGCACTACCCACATTATGGAGAATAACGAACACGTGGATTTCAAAGACATCCGCCTCATGTTTGACTGTATCAAGAAGCAGAATGTCAACTTTGTTGAGATCCTGTTCACCCCTTACTCCATTATCAACCCGGAGTATGCCGATCTTTTCCAGCCTGTTCTGGACGCTCGTGAAGAGATTGCCCGATACAACAACTACGCCGGGATGAACTGCATTATGGGTATGGCTCTGGAAAAGCAAAAGGCAATGGAGCACCCCTACCCTGCCACAATGGACAAGATTGAGGCATTTGGGTATGACCCGAAGCAGCTTCACCATGCTCTGCGGCTGCGGGAGTTTATGACCCGTTACGAAGCCGGCGAGCCTTACGCTGACTGTCTTATCAGTAACCAGTGTGATTATCTCAAAGAGGTGAAGCGCGGTTGCTACTCTTTGAAAGAAGCACGGGCACTGATGAGCACTGCAATTCAATCTATGACCGAAGACAAAAAGCGCTATATGGATACGGTACCTGTTTCGATCAACCAGCACGCCAATGAGGTACTGCAAAAGGCTACCGTTGAAATTCTCAAACAATCCTTCTTAAAGGAAATCCAAGGAGGAGAATGAGATGCCGATGTTTTACATGATGGTTGGCCTCCCTGGTAGCGGGAAGTCATTCACTGCCGAAAGCATCCCTAACGCCGTCGTCCACTCCAGCGATGCGATCCGTGCCGAAGTTCTTGGTGACGAGAACGACCAAACCCAACAGGACTTGGTTTTCCAAACCCTTCACAAAAGGGTTTTGCAGGATCTGGTGGATGGCAAGGATGTGGTGTACGACGCAACCAATATCAACTACAAGCGCCGTATCGGATTCCTTGATCGTGTCCGAGCGCTCCACAAACATGATTTGCGTACAGTATGTCTTTTCATGGCGACGCCCTATGAGGTGTGTTTGGAGCGCAACAATAATCGGGAACGTTCTGTCCCGGAGTCTGTAATCCAAAAGATGTACTTCAAATTCGATGTTCCCATGATGGCAGAGGGTTGGGATGAAATCAGGATCGTGGGTGACGAAGATCGCCACGACCAGATTGATACCCTTATGCTTCGTCTCTCCAAGCTGGAACATGATAACCCGCACCATGAGTACACGGTTGGTCAGCACTCTATGACGGCATGGCAGTATCTGATCAGCCACTATAAAGGTGCCGATGCTGCTCTGCTCCGCGCCACGCTGTTGCACGATATTGGCAAAGAAAAGACTAAAGTATTTCATGACATCAAAGGCAACCCCACTGAGATCGCCCACTTCTATCATCATGAGCGTGTAGGAGCTTATGACAGCTTCTGCTATACCGGCGATCTCAGTCCTAACCAGCGCCTTACTGTGGCGCTGCTGATCCGCTGGCATATGTGGCCGTATGCGGTTGAAAAGTCAGATAATCCGAGTAAGACGGTTAGCAAAATCAAACGTCTGCTTGGTAATGATATCTGGAACCAGGTCATGGTGTTGAACGCCTGTGACCGCAATGCACACTGAATAGGAGGAAATAACTATGATTCCCGACATGATCCACACTCCCTACATCGCTCCCCGCATCTCTGTTATGGCACCCCCCCCGGTAACTGCTGAACGGTTCGTTGATGAGCTTCTGAGCAGCCTGTGTATGCCGGACGGCGGCTTTGTTGCCCATCTCGCTCCCAGCGGAGATCCTTTCTCCAACGGTTGGAATGCGGCAATGAAGCTCCAAGCCAGTCAGCCTACTTCTCGCTGTTTGCCAATGCCCGTCAATGTGATCTTTCACAACCCGGCTACCATCGTGTTCTGGGATGACGGTGATAAGACGGTTGTGAAGTGCCAGCCCGGTGATACATTCAGCGCCGAAGCCGGCCTGACTGCTGCCATGCTGAAGAAGTACATGGGCAACGACAATACTTTCAACAAGGTCATCAACGAGTGGCTGGCTCGTGCCAGCTATGCCAGCGTCCCCGCTCTGCCGGAGGCTACAGAGTAACCAATGGACGGTATCATCCTACTGCTTTTGGCTCTGGTGCTGATTTATACGGTAGGATCGGGCGGCGATGACGACAATCATTGGAACCGGGGAGGTGGGTGCTTTGCATAGCAGAGAAGAGTTGGAAGAGATGCAGCGCCTGCCTCTCCAACGCAAAATCCAGATCACTACTGCTCGTATCATCGAGTGGTATCAGCACTACGACGGGAAGGTCTATGTGGCATTTAGCGGTGGTAAGGATTCTACCGTACTACTCGATATTGTGCGGCGGATCTACCCCGATGTGCCTGCTGTTTTCTCTGATACCGGGCTTGAGTTCCCGGAAGTCAGAGAATTTGTTAAGAGCTGTGGAAACGTTACGATTGTCCGGCCTGAGATGAACTTCCGTAAAGTTATTGAGGTGTACGGATATCCCGTTGTCTCGAAGCGTGTAGCTGACACTGTGGAATATGGGCATAAGCCTGGTTCTTTCAGATGGAAAGAGCTACATGGAGAGATCATGCGGAGCAACGGAACGCCGTCAGAGTTCAACTGTGAAAAATGGTGCTATCTATTGGATGCCCCATTCAAGGTTTCTTCTCGGTGCTGTACAATCATGAAGAAGCAGCCTATGAAGAAATACTCCAAGGAAACTGGTCGAGTGCCTATTATTGCAACTATGGCAAACGAGAGCAGATCTCGGCGTGCCACATGGTTACGTATGGGATGCAATGCTTTTTCCGGTAAGAAGCCCAGCTCCCAACCCATGTCTTTTTGGACTGAGGAAGATGTGCTGGAATACCTCTATACTTACCAAGTCCCCTATGCTTCAGTTTATGGCGAGATCGTCAGAACTGATAGGGGGGGGTGGACGACGACAGGCGAAAAGCGTACTGGCTGTGTCTTTTGTGCCTTTGGCGCTCACCTTGAAAAAGCTCCAAACCGTTTCCAGCGTCTAAAAATCACGCACCCAAAGCTCTGGGATTACTGCATGAGGCCGTGGGAAGAACATGGTTTGGGTATGCGGCAAGTCCTTGAGTATATTGGTATTCCGGTAGAATAATACAAATAAAAAAGGAGCGCCTTATGATTGATGTAATGGAAAACATCAAAAAACTCTCCGCCGCTTTGGATGCGGAAACTGCAAGCCTACATCCTTCCGGCAAGCTGCTTCTGCTTGGTTCTCAGGATAGCGTGTTCCTGAAAGCCATCAAGCGTAAGGCAGACCAGCTTGGTATCAACTGTGATCATACGTCCAACCCTCTCCCTCCCTATCGAGGGATTGTTGTGGATAGTGAAACAGTGTCGTTCAACTCTATTCTCGATCCTGATGTGGATATTGACCACTCTTATTCTCCCGGAATGTCGGCGGTCTCTCAAGCAGTCATGGATTTGCTGATTGAGTCTGGATTGGTATGGGAGAAGGATATTACCATCGTAGGCCGAGGACACGCCGTTAAAGAACTGGCGAAGTATCTGGACTTTAACAACGCGACGGTTACAGTAGCACATTCCAAAACAAAAAGCCTGTTGCAAGCTACGCAGAACCGGGATGTGGTGATTTACGCAACTCCGATTATCACGCAGGATACCATGATGCTCTCTAACCCTAAGCTGCACCGCTACAATATCATCTGGGACAAGGTGCTAAAGAGCGGATTTCTCAACGCCAAGAAAATGCCGCTTAGAGAGCACGAGGATATCATGGTGTTCTACAAATCTCCGCCGCCATATCATCCGCAAATGACAGTTGGCGAGAAAAACCACACCAAGGGCAAGGCCGTAGGGAAACAGGCGGAAGACGTTCATTCTAACCGGAGCTATGGCAACTATACATTGGTAGAGTCGCCAGACGGTAACATGAAGTACCCAGCGTCAATTTGGCGCTTCCCTAAACCCCACCCGTCCGTAGCGCTCCACGCCACTGAAAAACCTGTTGATCTGTTGCGCTACGCAATCCGTACTTACACTGACAGGAATGCAATCGTCCTGGATAACTGTTGCGGCACCGGATCTACTCTCATTGCTGCCAAGCTGGAAGGACGCAGATACATTGGGATTGACAATGGCGTGTGTGATAAAAAGAAAAGCCCTTACTATGGAATGCCTTGGGCGCAAGTAGCTCAAATCAGATTGGAGGCGATCGACCATGAACCTGCCGATGAACCTGAACGACATCGACCTTTGGGAGAAGGAACTACTGAAGGGGTTTGCACTCCCTCTGGGGTTTCTGCCTGAAATCGGTGAAGTAGTGAACATTCTCGAACCGTTCAAAAGACTGACTATTTTTGAACCGGTCGAAAAAGACGGAGAGACAACCGAAAAGAAAGTCACTGTAGGTATCATATACCGCTCCGATGGCTTATATGCTTGGGATAACAGCAGAGTTGTACCCAACGAGTATGACGAGGCTATCAAATGGAGTCCAGCCAGCCAGCTCCCGGAATATGCCATTCGGCGTAAGGCTATTGTCACCAAGTTCGAGTACAAGCCACTTCGATCCTTTACCGCTGATGACATCAAACTTCTTCGGTTGGACTATGCTTCACAAGATGATCCCCAGCTTCTTATGGAGGAATATCTGCCCATCAAGAACTTTGAGTTGTTGTATGGCTGGTGGAAGCAGCACTATAAAGCGACCCTGAAAGACTGCGACAATCCACAGGCCATTATCCTCCATCTTGCTTCAACAAACTGACAACAAACTTCATTAGCAACAAAGAAAATCACGGCTTCCCTCTTGACAAATTGGGAGGCCGTGATTATACTATGTATATAGCAACAAAGTAAATTATTCTATCCTTATAGGAGGACTGTCAAATGAAAGTAGCTATGGTAAAGCATAAGCCCTATGGCAAGGTGTTCTGGTTCGAGATCCCTGAGCACTTTGTAGGCAAACTTCAGCCCGGATTTCGCGTGACCTGTAATACAGCGCGTGGTCGGCGGTATGGCACCGTAGTGGCTGCGGATCTTGACGAGCAGGATGTGAAAGAGGTTATGTTGGCCTCCGGCGCTACCTTCCCACTCTCCACAATCGAAGCCACCACCCAGAAGGTACTGATGAGCACCATCAAGATTCCGGGATATATGGCCCGCACAAAGCCCAGCGATGAGAAGATCGCAAAGCGTTTTCTGGAGTTCTATCATACCGGCCAGTTCAATACCAATGTTGCCCTGGACGATAACGCCGTCTTGATTGACGGCTATTCCGCCTATCTGGTAGCGCAAAAAGTTGGTCTCACGTTCCTCCCTGCAATCTACAAGGAGGTCTGAGGTATGCCCGGATTTGTAAAACCTACAAGAAAGGTCGTCAACATTGAAGACGCCTTTGGAGAGCTGATTGGGAAGAAACTCATAAAGGATCTCCATGACAATGAGGAGATTTGCCCTGTTTGTCATGGTACCGGCCTCCGTATCGAAGATAATCCTTATGGGTTGTCTGACGACCCCGATAAGAGAGCCGGCCAATTCCCCTACAAGCACCAGTCTATCCGGTTCTGCCCGAACTGTTATAACGGTGTTGTACGTTTTTGCCCCGACTGTGGAAAGCAGATTCCGAGATGCCGAACACTTTGCGACTGCGACGCCGTTGTGCAGCGCCGCCAGCAGGAAGAAAACCGCAAAGAAAAAGAACGGCTCGAAAAAGCAGAAAAGCACGAGCCGAATGCGCTCGGATCATTATTTACAATGGCACAAAGCGACTTTTACTCTCACAACGAAGGATATTTCAGCTGTTGGGAGGATTTCTTTGATAGCTGGAATGAAGATCGTGAAGAGTTCACGGAGAAGCCGCTGTACGTATGGGGAACCGAAGAAGTAGAGATGAGTTTCGATGCTTCAAGTATCGTATCCAATGCCTGTGAGGATATGTATGAAGATGCTTATGATGACATTGGAGCAGACGCTGTTGCTGAGATGCAGCGCTACCTCAACGAATGGAAAGAGAAATATGGGCGCACGTCCTATTTGCTGACTACCAAGCACGCTATCCGTATTCCTTGGGAGGAGATGAAATAACAATGGCAAAGAAAAACGACAGTCTGGGCGACCGCATGAAAGGCTATGAGGGTGTTTCTCGCAACTTCTTAACCCGCCGTGTGCCCGCAATCATCCGACTTGACGGCAAGGCGTTCCACACCTTCACGAAGGGCATGGAAAAGCCTTTCGATCTCGTACTGACTCAGGCTATGCAGGAGACGATGAAGCATCTCTGTGAGAACATCCAGGGCTGTGTGCTTGGTTACACTCAGTCCGATGAGATCACTCTGGTGCTGACAGACTATGCTACTATCCAGACCGACGCCTGGTTTGGATATAACATTCAGAAAATGTGCAGCGTTTCGGCGTCGATGGCAACTATGGCATTTAACAGGGAGTTTGAACGTATCGCTGAGGATTGGTTTCACGACAATGGCCCGTATTGGAAATCTATCGGTGTCGATGTTGACGTCGATCTTACCATATATAAACGGTACAATGCCTACCAGAAAAAGATGTTCACTGCCATGTTCGACTCCCGCGTTTTCTCTGTCCCAAAAGAAGAGGTCTGTAACTGTCTGATCTGGCGGCAGCAGGACGCAACCCGAAACAGCATTGAGGCCGTAGGTCAGGCCAATTTTAGCCATCACGAGCTGCATAAAAAGACCTGCAACATGATTCAGGAAATGCTTTGGTCTCAGCGAGGCATTAACTGGAACGATTTTCTCGCAGAGCTGAAGCGTGGTTCCTGCTGCATTAAACGGCAGTTTGAAGAAACCATCGACGATCCTCGCAACCCCGACCAGAAAATTACCGTATGCCGTAACAGATGGATTATCGACCACGAAATTCCTATCTTCACTCAGGATCGGGAATATATCGAAAGGTTGATTTAAGGAGGCCATAAAAATGTCCCATATCTATGAGAATGATACGAAGCCCATTCTGAGCGACCCTCCGTATCTGTTGCAATTCATTTTGTCCGTGGTGCTGTCTGTGCTCTGTGGAGCGACCATCATGTTCATGTGGAACTGGTTCGTTGTTCCTCTCGGACTGCCCATGATTGGCCTGGTGCAAGCGCTGGGGCTTGACTCACTCATCACATTCATCGTGACTACCAGAGTCGATACCAACCCCGACCCGTTCTGGGATCGTTGGATTGCTGCTATCACCTACGCACCTCTCACACTGTTCATCGGGTGGCTGCTCCACTTCTTCATGTAACCCAGGAGGATATCACAATGGATACACAAATGGTATTGACCCACACGGGTAAAATCTACTTCAACCGATCGCTCGGTTTGGAGTTCCTTACCGTAGGTGACTACGGCAAAGAAAACAACATCAAAGCCGACTTCCTCGGCTTAACCAAAAAGATTGAGGGAGTTCAGCACCACGATGTTGACCTTATGGACAAGTGGGTAGCGACTATCAGCAGCCAGAAGGGATGCCCCATGAAATGTACCTTCTGCGATGTTCATAAATACGGCTTCTTCGGGAATGCCTCTCTGCCTGATCTCGAATATCAGATCCGCTACATTATTGAACATGAGGATGTCCGTTTTACCAACCGTTTCAATGTCCACTACGCTCGCATGGGTGAGCCGACTTGGAATCCTGCGGTGCTGGATTTTACTGAGTCTCGATTGGACGACCTGGTTAAAGAGTGTGGTCTTCACGCTGTCACCATCCATCCCGTAGTTTCCACCATGATGCCTCGCAGCAATAACGACCTCTCCAGCTATTTGAAGCACTGGTGCGAAATCAAGAATACCCAGCGGCATGGTGAAGCTGGACTGCAACTTAGTATCAACAGCACTTCAGACGACCAGCGGGAAGCTCAGTTCGCCGGCAAATCTCTGAGCCTGAGAGAAATCGCTAATATCGCCAGCGATTTGCCTATGCCGGTTGGCAGAAAGTACACGTTGAACTTTGCTGTAACCGAAGCAACGATTTTGGACGCCAAAGTGCTCGACTCCCTCTTTGACCGCGATAAATTTATCGTCAAGATTACTCCGATCCATCAAACCAAAGCTGCCCTGGAACACAACTACGATATCACTACCAGCTACGACGATTACAGTGTCTACGACAAATTCGAGCAGCCCTTACTTGATTTGGACTGGGACGTAATCGTGTTTGTTCCCAGCAAGGAAGAGGATTCCGACCGCATTACCTGCGGCAACGCTCTTATTAGCGAGGTATAATACAATGACTGAACAAGAAAAACTAATCAATGTCGATCTGTATGGTGACGGTAGCCGTAACTCGCGGCTTCGCGCAGAGTACATTTATTGCGATCATGCTGATGTGTGTTCGGTATACAAGGAAGGAAAATGCTTCCGTAAAACGACACTATTTGGCGTTCGTTGTGAATTTGGCCGCATAGCCTGTGTTGATGGCGGCACAAAGAAAACCAAGATGTACGGTCGTGTTTATAGCGAGGCCAAAGACTCTGAGCGATACCATAAGCTCTCTTACCCCAACAACACCTACATCGCAAAAATCGGCGACGGTGCTTTTCTCGCGCCACCCTATGTCAGAATCGAACGCGGCCCGGATTCCAGGCTATTCTGTCATAATCCTGGGTTCGGTTGCAATCGTCTCTTTGTCTCTATTGACGAGCTGACGCCAGACAATATCAATCGAATTTGCACCTACCATCCGCGTGCTATGCTTGGTGGAGAGATTGAGAGCTATCAAACAGAAACCATCCCGATCTTTCTCCACCAGTTGTCCAAATTATTCCCAGAGCAGTATAGCGCTTTCATCAAGGCGTTCCCAGATTATGAGCTGAAAGCTCCTGATTACCGTGGGAAATATGCGAAGCTGTCAACCTGCAATCGTGAGCTGATCTATCGTGACGCTCATGGCAACTCTTTCCGTTTTGACGGCGATGAGTTGGTATGTGACAAGTATCGGATTGGTGGGTTCATGCCGTTCTCATCCTCTGGTTACGCACAAATGCGTATTCCGGTAACAGATGATATGCAGGTAAAAATTACCGACAGCAACCAAGTCACGGATCAAACCGTTCTTATATAGACACAAATTATGAGGTGAAATAAAATGAATACAGAAGTCATGTTCTCGTCCAGAGCTATGGACTGGGCGACGCCGCAGGCGTTCTTTGACCAACTGGATTCGGAGTTTCACTTCACCCTCGATCCCTGCTCTGATAAGTCCAATCACAAGTGCGACCGGTACTTTACCGTAGCAGACGACGGACTGAGACAGCCGTGGGGGGGGCAGACGGTCTTCTGCAATCCACCGTATGGCAGGGCTATCAAAGACTGGGTGAAGAAATGCTCCGAAGAGGCCAAGCAGCCTGACACCACCGTGGTACTGCTTATCCCGGCCCGTACAGACACAGCCTACTTTCACGATTACATCTATCAGAAACCCAATGTGGAAGTCCGCTTCATACGTGGCCGGCTGAAATTTGGAGACGGAAAGAACTCCGCACCATTCCCCAGCATGGTAGTCATTTTCCGTTAATAGCAACAAAGTAAATCAATCTGAGGTGACAAAGATGAAAACCCATACTCTCAAATTCAAAGGATATCATGGGCGACCCAAAAAGATTGCTGAGATCCGTGATCTGAACGAAGCAGGCCGGCCCAAATCCGACCAGGATATTTTGGATGAGGCGTTTTTGCTGATTCATGCGTTCTGTGCCGAACGCAATTTCAAAATCTATTACACCCGTACTTGGAATCACAATGGCGTCACCATTTTTGATGTAGGAAGCCATACTGAGTTCTTTCATCTTACCCCAGCGGTCAGTCTCTACGCGGACACCGCTTCATCAGAAAGGAGTAAACAAAATGGCTAAGATTTCAACCAGAACCCCGCCGCTCATTTCCCTTTATTTCTGCCAAGAAAGAGGCGACCCTGACTATGGGTCTTGCCTCTGGGCCGTTTTTAACTTCGATCTCGAACGATATGAGCTGTCCATTACATCCGACTGTGGGAACTACGCCTACGGTTGGGTTCCTACCCACAAAAGCGAGAGCTTTATGCACCTCATGGCAAGGTTGGACTCCGGCTATCTGCTGGATAAGCTCGCCAGCCCGTGCGTTATCAATGAAGAAGCCACCTTTGAGGCTGTAAAAGAACTCATGGAGGCTTGGGGCGTTGATTTCTCAGAGACAGATCGTTGGGGAAATCCCGTATTCGACATGGACGAAATCAAAGACTGTTGCTATCAGAGCAATGAGCGAGATGTCCATGATGCCTTAGAGAGGAAGTTCGAGGGCACATCTATGGAAACCTGTGACGACTACGACCTCTGGAGCTGCATTCAAAAAGACTTCACAACCAATGCCAAGAAGATCGTGCAGGTCTTCATGGACTATATTCAGCCCAAGTGCAAAGAGTTCTCCAATAATGAGAGATAGGAGGCATCGTATGGAGTTGGAAAGATGTCCATATTGCGGTGAAACGGCGAGACTTGTCAGCATTCAAAATGGCTTTGCCATTGTGTGCAACGATAAAAACTGCCTCGGTCAGATGCAGATTCATTTCGGGAGTTGCAACAACGAGGAAATCTTCTTGGAGAAACTTGTGTCCAACTGGAACAAGAGGGAGCCGGAGATCAATGCTGTTGTGTCTGCGGTTGAGTGCATAGAGGAATACCGTAACAAGGTATATGAAGAAACTCAAGAGCCATACGACGAGCATGGATATTGTTGTATCGCAGTGCTCGATGAAGTCATCAACCGCCTGAAATGCTTCACATCTCTCGCCGCTGTTAAAACATGGATCAGGACAAGGAGAAAGCCATGAGTGTTGTTTACGAAAGCCAGTGTCACGCAATGTGTGATAACTGCGGGAAAATTGATATGACATCAACCATGCGACTGGCGGATTTCAAAAAGAAGCTGAGGCAAGAAGGATGGAGAATTGGAGAGCTGACTTTTTGCCCTGAGTGCGCTGCACACATCAGGGGACAGCGAGGCGTAAAGCCTTGATAAGCCTGTCGTCTGATAAGGAGGACTTATGAGAAAGCATATCAGAAAGTGGAAAGCAACCGCAGAAATCAACATGGATGCTTCCAGGTACAAGACGGTTGAAGTCAAGGCCAACACCGAAAGAAAGGCTCGTATCTTGGCAGAGGAGAAGTTGAAGAAAGACGGCGCTTTCTATGTCACGAACATGAGGATCGAAGAGATCACAGCTAAATGAAAGGAGCGTTTAGCATGAAGCCTGGTGACAAAGTTGTAATGAACAACAAGTATTATGTGAGTGCGGAAAATAAAAGTCGCATCTGGACGGTAGCATCAGAGCCGTGGATGTGCTGTGGCACTCTCGTTGTAAAGCTGGAAGGGAAATCTGGCGGCTATGCTGTTGATGGACTGAACATTATTTCCGAATGAAACGAGGCTTTTATATGAGTAACGAAAAAATTTGCCCTGTATACAGCGCTTCCGATAATACTGCCCGCGAGTGTATCAAAGAAGAATGTGGGTGGTGGTGCGATCAACGCAATGTTTGTGCTGTAGTATCTGCGTCCGACAGTGATATCTATGTTCTGTATTACACACCGGGAGCAGAGTCAGTCGAGGAACTGACGTTTATGTACAACGAGGCTAAAAAAGCCGTAGCACCGAGACCTATCATCGCATTACCTACCAGCCTCTCGCTCAAAGAGATATCAAAACAAGAACTCCTGAATATTATCTCCAAAACTCTGTGCAAAGATAAAGAGGATATTCTCAAATCAGCACAGGCAGAAAACGAGGCTGAAAGGTAAATCTGGGAAAGCTGGGTAGGGAATCACGACAAGTATATTGAAGATGTTGCCTGTTCCAAATTAGGAGTGAAAAGATAATCTATGTACAAATCATATGAACACCCTCCCCTTGTTCTAAACGGAGAGGCGAAGCTCTTCGCTGTCAACGCTGGATACCGTAAAACCGACGTAGGTACGAACTGGTATTATGTCCGAGCCAAGAATGCCCGTGAAGCCCGCAAGCGCTTCAAAGACCGGATAACCTGGCTTGATGTCTATGGTATCCGTGAAGTTACTGACGCCGCACTAATCCAAGATGTGCTTAGTTCTCCGAGAAAGTATATCTGTTTCTGATGGAGGGCGAGATGGGAAAGAGAAAACATAAAGCTCCGCAAATGCCAGCTTGGTTTTGGTACGGCATTGTAGACGGCTGCTGGTGCTGCAAAAATCGCCATAACTGCAACCAGTGTAAAGAAGTCCGTAAATACCGCAAGCAGCATTTCCCACCCAAAGAAAAAAAGTAGGCATGGCAAAGCCGATCATGATGATCGAGGAGAATAACCATGAGAGCAACAAAGCAATTCAATAACGTAGACACCCAGAGCAAAATCGCAATCAATACTGACGAGCTTCAGGCCATGTTGAGTTGTGGCCGGTATTCTGCCATACAGATTGGCGAGGCTGCTGAGGCTCGTATCCAGATCGGGAAGCGAATCTTCTGGAATGTCGAAAAAATCAAAAGCTACATCAACTCTATTTCTGTATAGGAGACTGCCGTATGAACACTTACCTGACCATCATGGTGACGGTCTTAGTTCTTACTCAGATTGTCCGTATCGTTCAAAACACCATCCAGCTTCGCCGGCAGTATAAGCTGTTTCAGGCTCAACTCGGACAGCTGGATGACATCACCCAAGAGGATCTTGATATGCAACGCAGAGCATATCGTTTGATCGTGGACTACTTAGAACGCCATGAAAAGTAATACCGTTTGGAGAACCATTTTCTTCTGTATCAAACGGAAGCATCCAGACTGGAGTAACAAGCGTATTACCGCTTGCACCAGATACGCATACAGGAGGAGTTGTTCGAGGTTAAGGCAGACTTGCCATACCTATGTGAGATTGAGAAGTTCTGTTTTAACTGTGGAGCAAGAATGGTAAAGGAGATCGAAAAGCAATGACCAAAAAAGAAGCCATTCATTTCCTCTATCAAATTGCCGATGAGATACAGTCATTTCTTGACAAAACCTCGTCCTCCAAAAGGCAATGGACTTCTCACAAACGCCTCGAAGCATTAAGTATGGCAATTTCCGCCTTATACGATCTGTCCCAAGCCGAAGAAGACAGTAGGCTAATCATCCCGCCTTGTAAAGTAGGAGATACGGTATGGGTTATCACTGGCACAACAATAAAACTCTGTACCGTAGATCGCATTCATATTTTGGGAAACGGGCAAATGCAAATAAGGGCGAAATACTTTGTCACAGATAATATCTACCTGTATCCCGATATGTTTGGGAAAACTGTGTTTCTAACTTGCGCCGAAGCGGAAGCTGCCATAGAAGCACGGAAAGGAGACAAAGAGTAAGATGAACTTTAAGCAGTTTGTCCGGTGGATGTTGGTTTGCTTTGTTCAAACTCATATCAGACATTGCCAGGAATGCCTTGGCAGTAATGGGCACTGCCAAGAGTGTAACGACTGGCACCATTTGTTCCGCAGAGACTGGCAACGGACGTATTGGAGAAGGAGGTTCTGACCATGAGCAATAACGCGAACTGCATCACTTGTAGGCACAAAAAGGACTTCTTAGTTCCGTGCGATTGGTTGAAAAACCAAAGAGCAGTGATTATGCCGCCCTGCCCAAGATACGAATCCGAAGAGGAGGATACCGATGCCCGAATTAAACTTAAAGCCATTACCTTGCCCATTTTGCGGCAGCACAAAGCTGAAAGTCGATCAGAAAACAAGCAGTAATACGAGGTGGAACTCCGAAACACGGCGATGCGATAAACTGGTCGTCGTTACAGTTCGTTGTAACAAATGCCACACGAGAGGCCCGACAGTCTCTATGTACGCAGGGTGGTACGATCGACCTGCTCAGGTTTTGAATAATGCTGCTATCGAAGCCTGGAATCAGCGTATCGAAAAGGAAGTGGCTAACGATACCATTTGTTGTTGATAGCATAAAAAAAGAGCGTAGGTGAAAACCCTACGCTCTTATAGCTTTAGATTTCTTCGCCATTATCATTTCTGAGAAATCTTCCTTCAAAATGACAGTCCAGTGCATTGGCGATCTCTGCTAATTCCTTTTCACTGAAATTATCACGTCTGAATTTACCACTAAGATTTTGAGAAGTACAGTTAAGCCGCGACGCTAATTCTTTCAAAGTCATGTTACGCTTGATAAGTGCGATTTTGATTTTCTCGGCCATTGCCATACTAACACCTCACAATCTTTGCTAAATCATTATAAATTGCTAAAGCACAAAAATCAATAGACAGTTTTCAAAGTAACCTATTAGCGATTTTATCGCTTGACTTTAGAAACCCCTCAAGATATTATGTAACTGTAGACTTACCATCGAAACAAAGGAGGATGATAAGTATGGCTGGCTTAAAACGAACAGACAACAAAGGTCGTATCTTAAAAGACGGCGAAACCCAAAGGAAAGACGGTACCTACCGTTTTACTTACACCGACGCAGATGGTGTTCGGCATGACGTATATAGCAAACGGCTGGTTCCAACTGACCGCCTCCCTCCGGGCTGCAAAGACGATCTCTGCCTTAGAGAAAAAGAACGAAAGATCAACCGCGATCTGGAAGACGGCATCAAGGCTGCGGTCGAAAACAAAGCTACGCTCAATGATCTGTTCGAGTTGTATATGGCAAACAAGCCCGAGCTGAAAGATACCACTCGTAGCAATTACCTTTATATGTACAACAAGTACGTGCGAAACGATATTGGCAAGAAAAAGATAGCCAGTATCAAATATTCAGATGTCAAGGCTTTCTATAACAAGCTCATCAAAGAGAAGGGCTTTAAGCCTAACTCTATGGAAATTATTCACACTATCATTCACCCCGTATTTACTCTGGCCGTCCGTGATAACTACATCCGCATCAACCCGGCTACCGGAGCGATGGCGGAAATCAAAAAGAGCCACAACTGGGAGAAGCCAAAGCGTCACGCACTGACCATCGCAGAGCAGACGGCATTTATTGACTATATGAGAAATCACAAAGTTTATAATCATTGGCTCCCTTTGTTCACTGTCTTGCTTGGTACTGGATGCCGTATCGGTGAAGCCATTGGTCTGCGCTGGGAAGACTGCGACTTTGACGAAGGAATCATCAGTATCAACCACAATATGGTCTACCGAAAGTATGAGGAAGACGAAAAGGCACGTTTCCATATCGTAACACCAAAAACAAGCGCCGGCGTCCGTATTGTGCCTATGTTGTCAGAGGTCAAAGCCGCTCTGCAAGCAGAATGGGAAACACAAAAGATAGTCGGGTTCAATGAGTCCGTTGTTGACGGGTATACTGGCTTCATCTTCCAAAACCGCTACGGCGATCCTCTCTCTCCTCATAGTGTCAACCGAGCTATTGACCGTATTTGTGCCGCCTACATCGAAGATGAAACGGTGCTGGCCGATCAAGAGGGGCGAGATCCTGTATTGATTCGTCACTTTTCTGCTCATAATCTGCGTCATACTTTCTGTACGCGGTTTTGTGAAAACGAGCGGAATATCAAAGTCATTCAGGAAATCATGGGCCATGCCGATATTGAAACTACCATGAACATCTATGCCGAAGCTACAAAGGAAAAGAAGAAAGAATCTTTCTCCAACCTCGAAGGAAAAATCAAGATCTCTTGAGGAGGATTTCAATGGGAAAGCTGATAGACCTTACCGACCGCACATTTGATATGCTGACCGTTATAAAAAGGGTTGAGGACAGAAAACCAGGCCGTCCTATGTGGTTGTGCCAGTGTGAGTGCGGCAATACCGTTGTCGTGTCCTCTACAAATCTGCTACGAACCAATGGTACAAAATCATGCGGCTGTCTTCGGCATACTTCCTCTCCCACCCTCATTGATTTGAGGGGCAAAACATTTGGCAAGTTGAAAGTAATAGAGAAAGACCCAGACTCAAAACCAGGTAAAGCGAAATGGATCTGCGAATGCAAATGCGGAAACATCGTGTCTGTCCTCTCCGATAGTCTCCGCAATGGGAAAACCAGATCCTGCGGTTGCGCCCGATCTCAGATCAAGCATGACCTTACAAATCAGACGTTCGGCTTTCTTAACGTAATCGAGCCGGTAAAAAACGAGAGGATCAAAGGTAATGAAACCCGCTGGAAATGCCTCTGCCAGAATTGTGGACGCACCGTTGAGGTTAGCAGCTATTGGTTGAGGCATAGCAATCCCTATGGTCACTGTAAATGTACCAGATTTAACAAACCTTTGTAAAAGCCATCTACAGCCCCTCTGAGCGCTTCAAATCTTAAAGGTGAAACTACCCTCGAACAATTTAATCGCCGCTCCTGCGTTGCCCAGCGGCTCCGCTGGCAAAAAAGATAGGGTACAGAAATCCATTGTGGAAATCTGTACCCCATCTTAATTCTCTTATCAAAAAAAACAGGGAGTCAGCCCGTAGGCCAACTCCCTGGTAAAAGAACCAACATTCGATTAGTCGCAACTTTGTCAATATAGATACTTCACAAGATCATCAGAAAGAAAATCTTTGATAACCAATGGAGGCTTTTTATCTTTATCAGCGTATGTCATTGTAGAATACTTGTCCACAGAAGCATCCTTAGAAAAGATAAAATCAATGAACTCCGCGTCAGCGCTACTCTCAATCGCTTTATCCTTCACGCGCAATGTTCTGGGTAAAAACCAATCGTTTATCTTATTTCCTTCCAAATCAAGATTCTCAGACAAACCAATCGTAAAATCTAAATTGGTTACACCGATTTTGTAAGTAAGGGTGACAGTCTTCATATCTTTTACAACGCATACAACATTATTTGTCAGTGCGGGCAACATCGTCAAGCACGGAAGTTTTCTCTTCGCACCTCTGTATGTATGCTCCCTGTCATAGAAGATCTGACCAGCAGACAGCATTGAACTTTTTGCTTTGTCATAAAATTCTTGAGCACTGATAGAAGAATTTACGCCAGTCAAGTGTCTGAAGCGATCTGTCGGAAAAACTACTTCAAAGTAAGATTCTCCATACACATATAAGAAAACTCTACCAGCGAGTTTGTCCCGATACACTTCTGAGGCAGTTATGATTTGCTTGCGGATCTGTTCGTCCTTGATATTTTTTGTATCCATATCTCTGCCTCTTTCGACAAACATAATCATAGAAAAGGAGGAATAGCCAACGCTATTCCTCCTTAGCTGCTTGAGTAGAGAGTTTTCTGCTGGTTGTCAGCCGCGACGCCCAGTTAAAGCGTCTATTGGTGCGGAAATAATTAAGTCCCCCGCATGGACTACAGCAGTTAATTCCCGCTGCCGGACGCGACACCCAGTTAAGATGTCATTCGGCGTGGGTTTTTATCCTGTCCCACTCCCAGCACAACTTTTTACGGTGCTCTCACACCGGAAACATTACTGTTTCTATTATCATTATAGGCGGATTTCTCTGTTTTGTCAACAGGAAACTTCATCCACATAATGCGCCATTTTTTGGCCCCCACCGGGGTAAAACCGTGGTATGTTCGGCAAATGTGGTAAAGCTGTGGTAAAATGAAAATCGCTTCTCAAATACTACAACTTTTCACTCTTAAAACAGGCGTTTTTCCTTGTTTTTAACCAATTTCAGAACATTTTTCAAGCA